TGCTGAGATGATTCGTGATGGAATCAATAAGAAAGATCGCTTTTTAAAACTACAAGAACTAGCACAGTGGCAGCTTAAAAAGCTTGATGAAATGGATTTTGTAAAATCTATCAAAAAAACATCTGACGATGTTTACGTTATAGAGCATAACAAGAAGGATGAGAAATAATATGGACAAACATATAAACAGCATCGCAAACCGTCTCTCTCTTCGCATTCCACAGCGTGACTCTCTGGAGATTCTTGCACGTCTAACCGAGATTATCCCGCTTGATAAAGAACGTGATCTGGTAAAAGACCTTGAGGTCATTGCGTCCGAATATTCGTCTGTAGAGGATTTTGAACGTGACTTTCCATCACTCTGTTTTGCGTTGGCAACGGGTGTGGGTAAAACACGACTGATGGGTGCGTTTATCTCTTACTTGCATATTTCCAAGGGCGTTAAGCATTTCTTCGTGCTAGCCCCTAACTTAACCATTTACAACAAGCTGATTGCAGATTTCACCCCCGGTTCACCAAAATATGTATTCCAAGGCATTTCAGAATTCGCCATGACCCCACCAGAGATCATCACTGGTGATAACTATGAGAGTGGTCGCGGTATTCGTGGAGTGAACCTGTTGGATAAATCCGATGGCATCCACATCAATATTTTCAATATCTCGAAGATAAATTCCGAAGTGCGTGGCGGTAAATCTCCGCGTATCAAGCGGTTGTCAGAATATATTGGTGAGAGTTATTTCGACTATCTGGCTGGACTGGATGATCTGGTATTACTCATGGACGAATCGCATCGCTATCGTGCAAGTGCTGGTGTGAAAGCAATCAATGAACTGAAACCTATCCTTGGCTTGGAGCTTACTGCTACGCCTCAGGTGGAATCCGGCAAGAAATCCTCCCCATTCAAAAACGTGATTTACAGCTATCCGCTCTACAAAGCCATGGAAGATGGTTATGTGAAAGAACCAGCCGTTGCCACACGCGAGAACTTCAATGTGAAAAATTACACGGAAGATCAGCTTGAGCAGATAAAGCTGGAAGATGGTATCCGCATCCATGAGACTGTAAAAACCGAGCTGAAGGTCTATGCGGATAATCATGATAAACCTCGCGTGAAACCGTTCATGCTTGTGGTAGCACAGGACACAACTCATGCGGAAGATATCATGGAACTAATCAAAAGTGATGAGTTCTTCGAAGGACGCTATAAAGACCGAGTGATTACAGTTCACTCTGCCCAACGTGGCGAAGAGAAAGATGAAACGGTTGAACGCCTACTTTCCGTGGAAGACCCTGACGAGCCAACAGAAATAGTGATCCACGTTAACATGCTAAAGGAAGGCTGGGACGTTACCAACCTTTACACCATCGTACCTCTTCGTGCAGCCAACTCTCGTACATTGGTGGAGCAATCTATCGGGCGTGGTTTGCGTCTGCCTTATGGTAAACGTACAGGCGTTCCTGCCGTGGATCGTTTGACTATCGTGGCACACGATCGTTTCGATGACATTATTTCCGAAGCAAATGATCAGAAATCCATCATACGCACTGGTATTGTTATAGGTAAGGACATCGACTTTAAGCCCAAAAAGGCCATTGAAATTCACTCTAACCTTGAATCCATCATCACAGGACAGCCAGCTGTATTAGATGCAGAACATTTTTTCGAACCACCGATGGTTCAATTGGATGCCTCAAAGCCAATAGAGCAAAAGCCTTTATTCCGCGAAGAAGAAAAGGAAGTGGCTGTTGCTACCATGGAGATCATTAAGGAGTTTGAACGCTTGCCAAATTCTAGGAAGCTAAAGGATGACGAAATCCAGCAGGCGATGGTCAAGCGGATTGAGGAAAAGATTCAACCGAAACGGGACGATCTGAAAGGTGCAGTCGAAAAACCAAATATTAAAGAAGTGGTGAAGAAGGTAACGCAAGCCTATATTGAGAACACAATCGATATTCCACGCATTATACTTACCCCAAAAGATTCACAGAACTATACGTTTGAAAAATTCACACTGGATACATCTGGCATTGGACGTTTTAACCCTGTTGACCAGCAAATTCTGATTCAGCATCTGCGTACTGCCGAGCGTGAGCAGCTCCAAAGTGATCGTGTAGTTTTTGAGGAAGAGCGTCCGGAGGATTATATCGTTTCTGTTCTGATTGATTTCAACGACATCTCATATGATAATCATGCCGATATCCTCTACGATCTTTCCGAACAAATTGTGGCTTATATCCGTTCATATTTAAACGATGAAGAAGATGTTCTAAATGTTCTGCAGTATTATCGCAAAGATCTGGCCAATGTGATACATGCACAAATGCAGCTACATTATAAACGCGGTTATACAGAGTATGAGGTCACCGTGACACGCGGTTTTGAACAACCCAAAATGGCAAGCGTTTCGTATGACGCTCAGGAAAAAGCACGCTATTTCCGTAAAGATATAGAAAAACGCTCTATGATTCGAGGCATGCTATTTCAAGGCTTCAGCAAGTGCATTTATCCAGTGCAGAAATTCCACTCTGATACCGAACGAAAATTTTCGGTGCTTCTGGAGGATGAAAAAGAAGTTCAGAAATGGTTCAAGCCAGCACGGGAGGATTTCAAGATTTTCTATGCTACAGACCGCTCCTATGAGCCAGATTTTGTGGTGGAAACTAACACCCACAAACTACTCTGTGAACCCAAAATGGAAAAGGAAGTGGATACGGACGAAGTCCAGGAAAAAGCCAGAGCTGCGGAAAAATGGTGTGAAATGGCCAGCGAACATGAACTGCAGCATGGTGGCAAGCCGTGGAAGTATCTTCTGATACCACACAACACTATTCAATCAAGTGCCACTCTTAGTGGCCTTATTTCTCGCTTTGAGAAAGAATGTAAAAATGAGGGATGACAATGATTGAACGCATTCAATTAATCAGAAATGTAGGGCAGTTTGACAACGTATCTCCTGGACAGCAAACGGGCTTTAGTGGCATAACGCTGATATATGCAGAGAATGGGCGTGGGAAGACCACGCTTGCCAATCTACTGCGTTCCCTGAGTACCAATAACCCTGCGTTGATTGAAGAGCGGAAACGCTTGCGATCAGGTAGTGCTCTCCATACGAATACCGATCCACATATTGTTGTGCAAGCAAGCGGTCAGCAATCTTTTATTTTCCAAAACGGTGTGTGGCAAACCCATTTGCCGGAAATTGCTATTTTCGATGATCATTTTGTGGTTGAGAATGTCTATTCGGGGATTGCGGTTGAGACTGGACATAAACAGAAATTGCATGAGCTTATTCTAGGAGCACAAGGGATTACGCTGAATGAAGCTCTTAAAGGGTATGTCGGTAAAATCGAAGAGCACAATCGCACCCTAAAAACCAAGGAAGCGGCCATTCCTGCCAAAGTGCGTGGCGAAATGAGTGTTGAGGACTTTTGTGCGTTAAAGCAGAACCACAATATAGATAATGAGATTCAACAGGCCGAGAGAAATCTGGCCGCTTCGAAGGACGCTGATCCAATCAACAAGCAGGGCGACTTTAAGCCTCTATTCCTACACGCATTCGATACCGATGCGATTGTGGCAATCCTTCAGCGTGACTTGCCTGGTTTGCAGGCCGAGGCAACAACTAGAGTGAAACAACACCTTCAAAAGCTGGGTAAAGGCGCAGAGTCCTGGATTGGTGACGGGATGCAGAAGATTGTCCATTCTTCTGATGAGGATGAGCGTTGCCCGTTCTGTGACCAGGAGCTAAGAAATTCAGATATTATCGCTCACTATGAGACCTATTTCAGCGAGGCTTATACGTCCCTGAAGAAGGTCATCACTGACTTTGGCAAGTCGATTGCTGATGCTCACAAGGGAGAAATCCAATCTGTCTTTGAACGTGCTGTCAGTGAAGCAATTCAGAACGGTGAATTCTGGCGAAAATTCACAGATGTTCCCGCCATTCAGGTTGATACAGCAGAAATTGCTCGTGCTTGGAAAATAGCGCGTGAGCCTATTCTTGAAATCTTGAGAGCTAAGCTGGCCTCACCTCTTGAGAAGATGACACTTTCCGAGAATATTCTTGAGGCTGTGGAGTCCTATAACGAGCATCGGGCAGCCATTACAAAACTCTCTTCAAACCTTCTCCAATGCAATGACCCGATCAGGGCTGTAAAAGAAAAAGTAGCCACAGCCAATGTGGAGACGCTGACGGCTGACTTAAACAGGTTGAAAACGATCAAGGCGAGGTTTGAACAAGATGTGGCATCGCAGTGCGATGCCTATTTGAAAGAGAAATATGAAAAGAAAAAAACAGAGGGGAAGCGTAATAAGGCAAAGACCGATCTTGAGCAATATCGCGCCAGTATTTTCGCCACATATCAGCAGTCAATTAACGATTATCTTGGCAAGTTCAATGCAGGTTTTCGACTGGATAGCGTGTCTGCTCAAAACAACAGAGGCGGATCATCATGCACATACAATGTGCTGATCAACAATGTGTCTGTGCCACTTTCCAGCAATAATGGTCCTTCGTTCAGGAATACAATGAGTGCCGGCGACAGAAACACTCTTGCCCTTGCCTTCTTTTTCGCCTCGCTCGATCAGGATGCAGGGCTGGCACAGAAAATTGTCGTCATTGATGATCCTATGACAAGTCTGGATGAGCATAGATCGCTCGCAACCATTCAGGAAATTCGACATCTGGTAAAGCGCGTTCAGCAAGTCATTCTTCTCTCACACTCAAAACCGTTTTTGTGTCAGGTTTGGGAGGGTACTGATAAGACGGTTCGCACTGCGCTGCACATCATCCGAAGCGGTCAATCATCAATCATCGATGCATGGGACGTGACGCAGGACTGCATAACGGAGCATGACAAACGACACGTGCTGATTCAACAGTATCTTAACCAGTCTGACCCTAGCAAGGTGCGAGAAGTTGCTACCGCTCTACGCTATGTTCTGGAAGCCTTTCTGCGTGTTGCCTACCCCGCTAATTTTCCACCTGGAAAGATGTTGGGACCTTTTCATAGTGAATGTGTGCAGGCATTGACTGCAAGTAACCCGATTTTGAGCCAAGCGGATACCGACGAGTTGCGAAAACTTCTCGACTATGCCAACAAGTTTCACCATGAAACAAACCCTGCGTATGCTACTGAGACTACCAATGATCAAGAGCTTGTTAATCACTGCAATAGAACATTGAGTTTTACGAAAAAGAGTTAATTCCGCAGACACTCTTCTAGCCTTCGCGTAGCCATCACGTCATCAAAGTATAGGTGAGGATATCTTTTTTCATCTGCTCACGGGGTTCTTTGATCAGCTCCATGCGGTATTTGACGAACTGCACGACTGACCATTGGGAGCCGGACTCATCATCCTGCCATTGGAAATTCACCAGCCCTTCATCTTTGCAGATCTGTTTCAGACCGTAGCTGGCCATTGCACGGTGGGGTGTTCTGCCATGATAAAAACCATAGCAGAAGCATTATAAAAATCATCAAGTTAACTCATATATAACTCTGCTTCAGCCTCTCTCCGACGAATCAGCCCACGTAACTTTCGTCCTCCTGCCCAGATCCAACGCATGAATTGTTCTGGTACTTCTTCATGCTCTTCACGGTTAACCTTGCGACGGAGGGTTGAGCGTTGGAGAGCCCCTGCTCCAAGATTATAGGTGAATGATACCAGTGCATCAAACTGCCCATCTGTCAGTGGCACATTGATCAGACGTAAAACGGCTCGCTCAGCAATAAAAGCGTCTTGCCGTAATAGTTCTTCCGCCTCTCCATCACTAATACCTACTGAAAAATCTTCGTGAGCTTTTACTAAATGACCATAGCCAATTGTTGGATAGCCAGCAGGACAAAAATAAACAGTCGGAGAAAAGCCCTCGAACCGTTTTATGAGGCTAATACCCTCTTGTGTTATGTGTCTCATATTATTTTTCCTATATTTTGATTGTGATTTTGTAGAATTTTCAATATTGTCATTAGCAATCATGAGGAATAAGTTATGACAAAAAAACTCGGAAAATTAGAACGCGTTGAATTACGCGATGTATGGGCTACGGAAGACAGAGATTTCACTCCTTGGCTCGCTCAGGAATCCAATCTTGAATTACTGGCCGAGACTATCGGCATGGAACTGGAGCTTGAAGCTCAGGAAAAAGACGTAGGGCCTTTCCGTGCAGATATTCTATGCAAAAGCATGGATGATGATTCTTGGGTTTTAATCGAGAATCAGATCGAACGCACGGATCATCGTCATTTAGGGCAACTACTGACCTACGCTGCGGGACTGCAAGCCGTTACCATCGTTTGGGTTGCTTCCAAATTCACGGAAGAACACCGTGCCGCACTTGATTGGCTTAATAAGATTACCGATGAGAGTTTTCGCTTCTTTGCTCTAGAAGTGGAATTGTGGCGTATTGACGAATCTTTGGCTGCACCAAAATTCAATCCAGTATCTAAACCAAATAATTGGAGCAAATCAATTTCTCAAGCAGCTCAACATATTAGTGAACAAGCAAACACTGAAACAAAAGCACTACAGTATCGATATTGGCAAAAACTTGTAAACTTTTTGCAAGACTCTGGTTCAAAACTCCGTCTACAAGCACCTCGTCCGAAACATTGGCATAATTTCACCATTGGACGGAGTGGAATTAAGATTGGCACAACGATTAACACAAGAGAAAACCGAATTGGCGTAGAGATTTATTTTAGTCATCCTGAATATTCAAAAGCCTTTTTTCATCTGTTAATGAATGACAAAGAACAAATAGAGCAAGAGATTGGAAGCACATTAGATTGGCAGGAGTTGCCAGACAAAAAAGCTTCTCGTATTGCTCTTTACAAATCAGCTGATATTACCATTGAGACAGAATGGGTTAAACAACACGAGTGGTTTAAAGAAACGGTAGAAGTTTTCGACAAGGTATTTAGGCAAAGAGTGAAAAATCTTGATCCGGAAAATTGTGTTGAAGAGGAGATGACTTAATTCTTCTCCAGCGTGGCTATTATTTTCAGCTTTTTGCGACCGTATTCAAAAGTGCCGTGCCATTGTTCCTGACCTCTAACCTTCCGTCGCTCCAGCGTTAGTGTAAAACGCTCAATGCCGTTTTGCTTGTCTTTTGGGTAATCTTGCAGTTCATAGCAAGACTTACGAGCCAGCGTAGTTACCATCTGCTTGACCGTATATTCAAAGGCACCTATAAAAGCCTCCAGCTCCACATCGGTGCATTTGTAATTTTGCATGTCTTCAATCATGCCTTTGTAAAATAGTTTACTCATTGTTTTACCTCGTTTTTTTTGTTACTTCCCACAATTACATTAACGCTTCATTCCGAGCATTTATCAAGTGAATAAGACATAATCCCTCAAGAATTAGAGCGGAATTTTGCCAATGCACGTTGTCCGAACCAGAAGGACATAACCGCTGCAAATAACGCTTGTGTTTCAGGATTCCATACGGCGATTAAACCATCCTTCACACCTACACCTTGTTCCAGCAGTTTGTATAAAATCGCGGTTTTCACAGAAGCAAAAAGTATGAAAAATGCATAGGTGATAATCGGACGCACTGAAGCACGCAAACCCTCTACCCATTTCACACCACTTGGTTGGCTAGCATGGGCATACAGAGCCTTGCTTTCGCTAATATCGGCTTGCACCTGTATTTCTTCCAAACGCTGGGTATGCCCTTGACGTTGTAGATCCATCTGCCGATCGAGGATTGCCAGCTCGTGTTTGCGGTCGGCATTATCCCGATATATCTTTAATAAATCTGGAAACGAAGATGATAAAAAACCCAATAGACTTCCAAGTAATGTAAGCATAATTTCCTCCTATTTTAAATTGATGTTGTTTCCCATAAGGGAGATAAGACCAGCTGTAATAATGGTAAGCACTCCTACTACAAGCCACTTGATGAAGACCTTGAACGCGTCTTTTCGTGCCATACGCAACGCACGCAAAAGGTCTCTCAAATCGTGAATATCCTGCCCTGCATTTTCATCGGCTAGTCCGACGCTTTTCAGAGCTTTTTTGGCACCGCGTTGAGACGCTTCTTCAACAAGTTCCTCAAACTCTTTCAACGGCATTATGATAAGCTCGCTTTCTGGTGTTTTCTTTAATTGTGGTGGCATGATTCCTCCTTTTTTACGCAATAGGTTTTTCACAGGTTAACTGGCAAGTGTATCCCTCACTCGCAAATTGATGGGAGACGGATACGGCAATCCATTCTCCGTTTATTTTTCGGCTTAGATTGCTGATGGATATTCTTGATTCGGCAGAGATAATCGGATTACCGACAACGGTTAAATCCAGCTTTTTTTCTCCGTTCATTACTTCTTCTAGTTTGGCTTGGGCTGCCTTTTCGGCTCGTTCTTTTCCGGCATATGTATGTCGCATGGAGAAGGGTGGTTCGGCATCTCCAACCGATATTTTTTCTTCCTTACCTGTTTGGAAGTTATGCCACTTTGCAATCACTTTTCCGTATTTACCGCGTTCTGCTAACATCATACTGAAAGTAGAAATGTCTTCATCAGCTAGAGGAATTAACTGCATGGGTTTTCCGCTTAATGATACGGCACGTTTCGGACGGGAGAATATCAGCAACCCGTTTGCAGGTTTTAGAAACGCCCCAAAGTCCTGAGCTAATCTTTGCAGAAAAGCAATATCGCTCTCATCCGTTTGATCAATATGATCCAGATAAATTTGTTCAAAAACAGGATCAACAAGAGTCTTTTCAAACGCATGTTCCTGAGCAATTTTTTCAATAATACCAACCAGTGTATGTTTATGCCATGAGCGGGATTTCGGTGCCTTCATCGCACTGAAAGTATCTTTTGTTTTGGTGTTTGAAGCCTTGGCAGTAATCCTCATCTGTCTTGGCATGCCTGAGCATTCAACCTCATCCACGACATAAAGTCCCATTTTATAAAGACCTTTGTGTTCATATCCTATGGAGATTTCAAGCTCCGCTCCACGAGGCGGTATCTCCAGTGTATCATCCCGATCATCCAGCAGGATTTCCGCTTTATCTGATATTAAACCCGTTTCATCCGTAATATTGATTGATACAAGGCGTGTCGTTAGCATGTCCGTAATATCAGTCTTATCAGCAAGTATTTTGAAAATCGGTTTCACGACCATTCTCCTTTATTTGAAGGTTTTTATGTGTAATCCGTAGCAACAAGCCCGTATCGCTAGGGCTTATCGCTAACACCGCTCGTCGCCAAGCTAAACGGCGTTTGTTGTCATGACCACAATCTCACGGTTTTTTCTTGTTTTTGCGTGTTGATCTCTGGAAGGATTATTTCAACACCTGCCTCAAGGACAGCTTCAGAGTGTTCCAAATGGCGATTGACTTCCAAGACCTTTTCAACAGTGCCGTTGGTATGACCGTAATGCTTCCAGCAGATATAATCTAGCGTATCGCCGTCTTTGGTTTTGTAAATAATCATGCCGTTTTTACATCACTTTGAATGACGGCTTGAATGCCGCGTTCTCTCTCTTCTCCGTATTTTTTAAGGGTAAGAGTAAATTCGATTTTTCGTGGAGAACCATCAGATAAAAAAACGGATTGTTTTTCCGAAACAGCAGCGATGCACCACATACCGAATGCAAAACCATTGCCTGAAATCAGCATCAAAGGCTCACCAATACCAGCCTCTTTTCTCATTAAAGATACCTGATGCAATCCACCTTTAAATTGCGGATAAATCACGCCCTCAAGCTCAATCGTCTCAACCCCCTTGCCGGTATATTGCAAGGCTGGCTCTACACCGATACGGTTTATTTCCTGCCATTTATATTCGGTCTGCCGTTTTAAACCTTGATAAGAAGCATTGGAAATACTAAACCGATACTCACCAAGGAGCATCATCATATTAACCCCAAGCATGGAGTTCATATTCAGTTTTTCTGTACCGTTAGTCATAATTTGCAGCTCTTTTTCTTGAATGTGCTTCACGCATAGCTTCCTTCAAAGCAATTTTAACCTGACGGGCGATTTGCTCTTCACTCATTCCTTCAGAAGCATAAATCGTGATCGGAGCATCAATAGTGATAGTGGTTTGACTGCCTGTTTCATTTACCTTCGCAGAATGCAGAGGTACAACATTTCTACGTGGAGACTCCTGTATTTCCGCCCGCATCTCCCTTGCAACTTTGCCTATTTCAGGAGGTTGATTGTCATTCGCTGCGTCCTGTTCGGATTCTTCCTCATCATCACCAAACGCCCAGTTCCATGCTTTTCCGACCCAGCTTTCCTGAAGCCATTTTTTGAGGCTTTTGAAAATACTTTCCGCTTTTTCCCAAAGCGTTCCAACCCATCTAAAAACAGTCTTAAAGACAGCAATAGTTGGAGCAAATACTTTGCCAAAAAACTTGGAGATTGGTTTCCAGTAATAAATAATCAATGCGGCACCTACTGCAATTGCACCGATAATCAACCCGACGGGCGACATTAAAAATGCAAGATTCATTCCTTTAACCGCTGTTATCACGGCAGGAATAGCACCCAAAGCTACACGCCATAATCCTTTGCCGAAAGAAAGAAGGCTTGTTAGAATCCCGCCAAAACGAACCCCTGCCATGGTGACTTTCATTAAGGTTACAGCGGTTCTAAACCCGATAACGGCAGCCTTTGCCGATAAAAAACCACCTTTAAGGAATGTCCAAGCATAGCCCATTCCGATGGCGGTAATTTTAAAGCTAATCAAGCCCGCCACGGCAAGCCCAATGACTTTGGTTGCAAACGGAAATTCCTCGGACATGATACTTACCCAACTTGCCACTTCCGCAGCTCCTAAAGCAATATCGCGAAAGGCTGGAAGCAGAACACTTCCTATAGAAATCCCCACGCTTTCCATGGCCGATCCGAACTGTTTGAAAGCCCCAATCGTTGTGTTTTTCAAACGATCCGCCATTTCTTTGGCGGCACCATCTGCATTATTTATCTTATCAACTACTTCATCAAGACGACCTGTTTCGATACTTTTGAATATGGCAAGGGCTCCGGAAGATGCTCGTGTGCCAAACACATCCTTCACCGTTGCGAGCTTTTCTTCATCACTGGCGTCCTTCAAGGCAGCGGACATATCCTTCAGGATATTCACCATTGAACGCATATTGCCGTCTTTGAATATCTCAACGCCCATACCAGAGAGTCGTTGTTGTGCCAACATGGCTTCCTTAGCAACATCTGGCATTTCTTCTGCGGATATGCCCATTTCCTCACGCATTTTTCCAAGAGCATTCGCTCCAGCTTTAGCAGGTGCAGCAAGACGTAAATAGGATGAACGCAGCATGGTTCCCGCCATGGTCGCCTGAATACCCGCATCTCCTAAAACACCAGCAAGAGCAGCTGTTTCCTGTAGACTTCCTCCAACGGCTGATACTGCTGGAGCTACATATTTCATAGTCTGCCCCAGCATCTCGACATCGACATTAGCCGTTCTTGATGCCTGAGCCAATACATCTGCCACTTCACCCGTGCGGGATGCTTCCATGTTGAAGCCTGACAGAATGTTGGAAGCAATATCCGCCGCACGTCCCAAATCCATATCGGCAGCAATCGCCATGTTCAGCACATGGGGTGTTGCCTCCAGTATCTCGTTGGTTTTCATGCCGGTCATACCAAGATACTGCATGGCCTCCGCAGCTTGTGATGCCGTATATTGCGTGGTTCGCCCTAAATCACGCGCCTGTTTTGTGAGGGATTTAAACCCTTCTCCTTCGGCAGCCTCATTGGTGATAGCACCGACCTTGGCCATTGCCAGTTCAAAATTCGCTGCCGGACGGATCGCACCATATAAAGTACTGCCAAGGGCAACAGCATCCATCATTTGGGAACGGTAATTTCCCCGATTTGCCATATTGGCATCTTGGGAGTTTCGCACACCTGAAAGAGAGCTTTGACGCTTTCTTAACGTCGCAAGGTTTTTACCCAGTTTTGTCTGAGCAGAAGACAAGTGTTTTGTATCAATTCCTGCCTGTTTGAGAGCATTCCCCATTTGACGCGTCGCATCTTTTGTTGCCAAAAACTCCGTTTTTGCAAGC